TTTCCAAAGAAACTGTACAGGATGGATTCTAATGTATTTTGATAACTTTCCAACGATATACTATCCATACACAGTAAACGGCCAAGAGATTCTCAAGGCTGTTACAGATGTTACTGTTAATGTTCGAATTAGAAAAATAATACTAGAAAACATTACGCTATTTGATGAGTATGATATGAGAGAAGGCGAAACTCCAGAAATAGTCGCGGCCAAACTATATGGGTCTTCTCAATATCATTGGGTTGTAATGTTATGTAATCAACGATATGATTACCTCGAAGACTTTCCCAAAGCATATCATGTATTTAAAGAGTATCTAGCTTCAAAATATACACCGGAACAACTTAATGAAACTCATCATTATGTACTAAAGGGCACTGAATATATAGTATCATATGACCCTGCTGATGAAGATACATTTTATACAGCTGAAGAAGTTGAAGCGGTTAGTAATTATCAACACGAAGAGAATTTAAATGAAGCCAAACGGAGAATCAAGTTAATAGCTCCGACGGCACTAACATCAATTTTATCACAATTTAAGTCTATAATTTAATATGAGTATTGAAGTTGAATCAGTTATTGCGGCTGGCGATGTTATTATTGATGAAGTCACTATCATTACATCCAACGGCTTTGCACAGGATATTAAACCCCAAGTAATGGGTCTTGAAATATATGAAGACCTATTTGGTTCTTTTATTACGGGTAAGATATTTGTTCAGGATGCTCAGGAATTAATTAATTTACTTCCACTAATTGGTCAAGAAATAGTAAAGATATCAGTAAAGACTCCATCCTTAGATGATGCTGATGGTTTTACCGGTGAATTTTATATTTACAAATTAGATGACCGAATGAAAATGAAAGAACGTGAGTTGATGTATGTTCTTCATTTTATATCCAAAGAAGCTATTATTGATATGAATAAAAAAATATCAAAGGCTTACTCTGGTAGGATATCTGATATTGCTACTAAAGTTCTTTCTGAAACAGATGCTTTAGAATCAACTAAGTTTTTAAATATAGAACCAACTAAAAATTCAACCAAGTATGTTTCCAACTTTTGGTCACCACTTAAAAATCTTCAATACTTAGCAGACAATGCTGTAAACGAAAGTGATTCACCAACCTATGTTTTCTATGAAAGCAAGTTTGGTTTAAATTTCACTTCGCTTG